TCTTCCCGTATCTCCCCGATGCAGTCGGAACCAATGCTGGACAGTCCTTTTACAGTCCGACCTAATCCCATTCCATGACGACTAAGCCTAAAAAGACCCAACCGCTACGAGGGGCAACCAAGCCGAGGGTTCATAGCCCACTTCTTAAAGGCAAGACCAGAGCTAATGAAGTAATTGAAATGGTTGAGCGTCTAAAGATGGACAAACTCATGCCTTATCAGGAGTTCATCCTTAAAGACATGATGATGGTGGATAAGAAGAACAATTACAGGCGCAAGACGAGCCTGCTGCTTATAAGTCGGCAGAATGGTAAGTCTCACCTAGGCAGAGTCAGAGTTATTTGGGGAATGTTCTATGGAGACGAAAAGAAGATAATTATTATGTCTGCCAACAGAGCTACATCGCTCATGCTCTTTCGAGAGATTGCATGGATCATAGAATCAACACCAGAGCTAAAGGCCATGACTAAGGTAATTAGGTATGCAAATGGCGGGGAAAGAATAGAGTTGCTTAATGGAGCCACTCTCGATGTAATCAGCGATAACTCGTCCTCTCCCAGAGGTCGCACTGCTGACTTCTTATGGATTGATGAAATCCGAGAAATCTCAGAAGACGGCTATAAAGCAGCAGTACCAGTGACCCGCGCTCGCGCTAATGCTCAGACATTTTTGACTAGCAATGCTGGTGATGTTTTCAGCAGTGTGCTTAATTCGCTTGTCGAGCGCGCCAAAGAGTATCCACCAGAAACTTTTGGCTATTATGAGTATTCTGCTCCACAGTATTGCAAAATAGACATAACACTAGATTCCTTTTGGCGAGATGCAGTAGTACCTAGCAATCCTGCTTTGGGGTACATAATTACTAAAGAGTCGATTGAAGAAGCAATCGCTACAGCTGCTACAGAAACCACGAGAACCGAAACGCTATGCCAATTCGTGGATTCTTTGCAATCACCTTGGCCTTTTGGCATTCTTGAGGATACTAGCGATAACACGCTAGAAATTGCAGTTGGGGCTTATACTATATTTGGTTTCGATGTCAGTCCTTCGAGAAGGAACGCATCTTTAGTTGCTGGACAATTACTTCCAGATGGAAGGATTGGCATTGGAATCATGCAGACTTGGAGTTCTCAGGTCGCAGTAGATGATCTAAAAATTGCAGCTGAGATTAAAGGCTGGTGCGATCTGTTTCATCCGCGAATGGTCTGTTATGACAAGTACGCGACTCAATCCATAGCCGATAGATTAAAGCAGGCTGGAGTTATGACTGAAGATGTCTCAGGCCAGCAGTTCTATCAGGCGTGTGGGGATTTGCTCACTGGATTAGTGACGCATAAGGTCGTTCATAATGGGCAAGCGGAACTTATCCAACAGATGAATAACTGTGCAGCCAAAGTCAATGACTCAGCTTGGCGTATCGTAAAAAGACGTAGTTCTGGCGATATTAGCGCGCCCATCGGAATTGCAATGGTGGTAAGCAAGTTAATGCTTCCAGCACCTAAGCCTCAGATTTATAGTTAGACACGCACTAGCATATTGTCTAATCTCTTGACAAATGCTACAATTTCTGTCTATGGGTATCTTCTCGCGTAAGCCTCAAATCTTGGAAGCGCAAAACGCTCCACAAATTATGTCCGAGTCTTACTTGACTTATGGCAATTACTTCCCAGTCATGGTCACTCGCGCCCAAGCTCTCTCAGTACCCAGCATCAAAAGATGCCGCGATCTAATCTGTGGCACTATTGCAAGCATCCCTTTAGAGTATTACAAAAAATCTACAGGTGAAATGATTTCTCCACCAAGATGGATTGAGCAACCATCTAAAGCTCAGCCACGATTTGAGACCCTTTATTTTACGCTTGATTCGTTATTGATGTATGGAGTCAGTTACTGGCAAATTACCGAGACATATCTTGAAGATAACAGAATGGCTAACGCTAATTGGGTTGCTAACAATCGCGTAACATTCAATACAGACTCAGTCAATAATTTTGTGACACAGTATTATTTAGATGGCGTTCCGTTACCGATGTCGGGTTTAGGTTCTTTAATTACTTTCCAAAAAGATGAAGGCATTCTTGCTGTTGGTGGTTCTACTATTAAAGCTGCACTCGATGCACAAAGAGCTGCAAGTGTTGCATTAGAAACGCCCAGCGCGACTGGCTTTTTGAAGAACTCGGGGGCTGACCTCCCACCTAATGAAGTTACTGGATTACTAGCCGCATGGAAGCGCGCCCGTCAAAATAATGGCACTGCTTACTTAACTGCAACTCTTGATTATCAAACTACAGGCTTTAGTCCTAAAGACATGGCTTATCAGGATGCAATTCAAGGATTAGCAACTGAATGCGCGAGACTTTGTTCTGTTGATCCTTATTATGTTAGTGCTTCGATGAACACCACTATGACCTATGCCAATGTCCAAGACGAGAGGAAACAGATGGTGGCTTTTACTTTGCAACCATATGTATCCGCTATTGAGTCGAGGCTTAGCATGGATGATGTAAGCACTGCTGGACATTATGTCAAGTTTAGTTTAGACGACTCATTCTTAAGAACTGAACCAATGGAAAGATTGCTAGTGCTAGAAAAGATGTTAGCACTTGGTTTAATTACAACAGAACAAGCAATGCAAATGGAAGACCTATCACCTAACGGGAATGGCAACTAATGGAAACTCTATACATTGAAGCATCCTCAATCGAATGCTCAGAAGAACGCAGAGAAATCTCTGGAAAGATTGTGCCACTTGGGACTGGTGAAATCGGCCATACCAATCTTGGTGCATATACCTTTGCAGCTAACTCAATCGAGATTGCAGACCCATCTAAAATTAAGTTGCTATCACAGCACGATCTAAAAAAGCCTATTGGTCGCATGACTGCTTCAGAGACTCGCGCAGATGGTATCTATGCAACCTTTAAGTTAAGTCGCTCCTCAGGCGGTAATGACGCACTTATTATGGCGCAAGAAGGTCTAGTAACAGGCTTGAGTATCGGGGCAGAAATCCTTTCATCCCAGCCATCAAAAGATGGACACACAGTAGTCTCTTCAGCGAGGCTCAAAGAAGTTTCTCTAGTAACTGTTCCCGCATTTGCGTCTTCAGAAATACTAGAGATCGCAGCAGAGGAAGTTATCCCTGTTGAAGAAAACCCACAAACAGAAAGCGAGACAGCTGTGGAGAATACTCCAGAGACAGTTGCAGCACCAGTAGAGGCAGCAGCAGTTGAAGCTGCTCGTCCTACAGTTACAGCAATGTATTACACAAACCCACGCCTTAACCTAAATGTTACAGCAGGCGAATACGCTAAGGCTCAACTAAACGCATCACGCGGTGACGCAGATGCTCGCGAACTGATGGCAGCTCTACAGGTTGCAACAGTCGCAGAAAACACAGGTATGGTTCCACCTACATACCTAAAGGATGTAATTGGTATCATCGATTCATCTCGTCCATTCATCGATTCAATTGAGCGTGCAGCACTTCCTGCAAGCGGAATGAAAATCTTCACTCCAAAACTCGGAACTCAGGCTACTGTTGCATTGACAGCAGAAGGCGCAGAGTTCTCATCAACAGACACCACAGTAACCTTCCAAGAAGATACAGTAGTAAAGTTCGCAGGAGCTGGAAAACTAGATGTTGAATTAGTTGATCGCTCAGACCCATCATTCCTAGACCTATATCTCCGTGAGTTAGCTGCAAGCTACGCACAGAAGACAGATGCTTACGCAGCAACAATCGCTGCTGATGGTGCTGACAGTTCAACTGGCGCAACCATTTACAAGTCTATCGCTGATGGAATTGCAGATTCTTACGGCGTAATGCGTTTTACACCAAATAAATTATTGGTTGCACCATCTGGCGGTTATGTAAATATTGATTATGCAAACCTACTTGGTGCAGTCGATGGTAGCGGTCGTCCTCTATTTGCTGCTGCTGTCGTTCAGAACGCAGCTGGTTTAATTTCTCAAGGCTCGACTCAAGGAACTGTTGCAGGACTTGATTTAGTAGTTGATCCTAACTACACAGGCAACACAGGTAACGCTAAGGTCGCTCTTGTTTATCCATCAGCTGCAATGCGATTCCACGAATCAGGCACACTCCAGATTCGTGCAAATGTAGTTGCAAATGGTCAGCTTGAAATTGGCATCTACGGATATGTTGCAGTAGTTAATCGCTACCCAACAGCATTCCGCAAGCTAGACATCGCGTAATCGAGTAACACTCTAAGTCGCTCTGGGGAGTAGTAGCCCTCTACTCCCCAGAGTCTTAAGAAAGGAATGGCAATGGCACTTACGACAGTTAGCGAATTACGCACCACTTTGGGTGTCGGCACGCTATACACTGATGCTGTTCTCCAAGAAGTCTGTGACGCTTCAGACGCTGTTCTTATTCCGATGTTATGGACACCTAATCAATTTTCAGTTGCACATAGCAATGTACCTGACATCGGTACTCTTTATTTCAATGAACCTATTACAGAAGTTTTTTATGTTGGACAATCTGTAACTATTACCAATTCTGGCACAAAATATAATGGCACTAAGACCATTACAGCAGTCGGTGAATACTCAATCAGTATTGCTACTACTCACACCACTACTGTTCCTTATCACGTAATTGAGCCTTATGGCACGGTTGCTCCAGATACTTACACAGTCTGGACAACAGATACAGCTATACAGAATGCAGCTTTGATGATCGCTGTTGATATATGGCAAGCAAGAACCGCTACTCTCTCTGGTTCTAACCTTGTCGATTTCCAGCCTTCCCCTTATCGAATGAGCGCACAGCTTCTCGCTAAGGTGCGAGGATTGATAGCACACGCACTCGACCCACGCTCGATGGTGGGATAATGCCAGTTGCTCTCACTACACTCAGAACGACACTAGCTAACGCCTTAGTCGATAACTCAAAATGGCAGACCTTTGCATTTCCGCCTGCTACAGTATTGGCTAATTCAGTTATTGTTAGCCCAGATTCTGAATACATCGTCCCAAGCAATAACCAGCACATCACTATTAGCCCAATGGCTAACTTCAAGATTATTATTACTACGCCTTTATTTGATAATGAAGGCAATCTCAACGGCATAGAAGATTTTGTAGTTCGAGTGTTTAACTTACTTGCTGCATCTTCTCTGGTCTATAATGTAAGCGCAATCAGTGCGCCTAGTGTTCTCAATGCTGCTTCGGGAGACCTTCTCAGCTGCGAGATGTCCGTATCAATCCTTACGAGTTGGAGTTAATATGTCCGAGTGGGAACAAGAGAACGAAGCCTTCCTGAAAAAAATCGGGCAGGTTAGCACACCAACACCAAAGCCAGCATCTACTAAGAAAGACGAGGAATAATCCTAATGGCTGTATTTCTAAATAACAATGTAGGCGTTAAGATTAACACTGTTGATCTTTCTGACCATGTAACAGCAGTAACAATCAATCGTTCATTTGATGAGCTAGAAGTCACTGCAATGGGCGACACAGCACACAAGTTCGTTAAGGGCTTGGAAGCATCTACTGTAACTATTGATTTCCTAAACGACACAGCGTCAGCCAATGTCCTTGCAACACTTCAAGCTGCATGGGGAACAACAGTTACATGTGTATTCCTACAGACAAAGGGAACAGCAGTATCTGCTACTAACCCTCTATATACTGTTTCATTGCTAGTCAATAACACTACAGACATTAATGGTGCTGTGGCAGATATTGGCACTATGTCAATTACATTTACTGCTAACTCAACTATTGCAGTAGCAACTACAGGCACATTCTAAACAACTAAACAAAGGGGCAGCTAATGGCAAGACTAAAGATAGTTCGTACAGATGGAAGCGTTATTGAAGGCGAAATTACTCCAGCAGTGGAGTATGCATTCGAGCAATACGCTAAAAAAGGGTTCCACCAAGCTTTTCGTTTAGATGAAAAGCAGTCGGATGTCTATTGGCTTGCTTGGGAAATTACACGCAGATCAGGTGAAACTGTTAAGCCGTTCGGGATTGAGTTCATCGAGACACTTAAGTCAGTGTCTGTCGAGGACTCTGACCCTTTAGCTTAAAGCGCGATTATCCATTCACCTACTTAATAGCTCGATTGAGCATTAGGTTGGGAATCGCGCCACAGCAGTTATTGGATTTAGATAAGACTATGCTTGATGCATTATTGCAAGGTCTAAAGGATGAAGCGAAAGAGGTGAGCGATGCCAGCAAGCGTCAAGGGCGGCATCGCGCTTAGAAAGTCTTTGCGGGCTTTTAGTCCAGATTTAGCCAAAGCATTACCCAAAGAAGTTTCAGCAGCCTTGAAGCCAATTACTAAATCTGCTCGCGGATACTTGCCAGATAATTCATCAATCTTAAGCGGATGGTTGCCTAGAGAAAACTCTCAAGCTCGTTTTCCTACTTACGATGCCAGAATTGCTCGAGCTGGCATTGGCTATAAGACCACACCATCAAAGCCAAATCGCAGAGGCTTTAGATCACTTGCTCGCGTATTTAATAAAAGTGCTGCTGGTGCAATTTATGAGACCATGGGTCGCAAGACACCTAACAGTTCTTTTGTAGAGAATCAGACTAATAAATATAATTCACCAATTAAAGGCAAGGACAAGATGGCTGGTCGTGCCTTGTTTAGAGCCTATGAAGAAAACAACGGCAAAGCTAGACAAGCAGTTTTAAAAGCAATCCAATCTGCTGCCAACAAACTAAACGCGAGAGCAAAGGTGTAACTTATGGCAAACATTGTTATTGATATTGCCGCAGAGTTTGTAGGCAATAAGGCATTTAAGCAAGCAGACACAGCAACAGACCGTTTGACTAAAAATGTCAAAACCCTTGCTAAAACTTTTGGCGTAGCATTTAGCACGACTGCCATTCTTGCTTATGGCAAGGCTTCAGTTAAAGCGGCAGCAGCAGATCAGAAAGCACAGCAACAACTTGCTCTGGCTTTAAAGAATGTAGGGCTTGAAAGAACCGCAACATCGGCTGAGACCTATATTCAAAGACTTCAAAGCGAGTTTGGAATTGTTGATGATTTACTTCGCCCTGCTTATCAGAGCCTAGCTGTAGCAACCCGCGATTCTGCCGAATCACAAAGATTACTCAATCTTGCGTTAGACATTTCTGCCTCAACTGGCAAGGACTTAGGGTCAGTCACAACCGCCTTAGGTCGTGCCTTTTTGGGTAATAACACAGCAATTACTCGTTTAGGCGTAGGCATATCCAAAGCAGATTTAAAAACTAAATCTTTTAAAGAAATCACAGATGATTTGAGTCAGACTTTCAAAGGTTCGGCTAAAGCAGCTTCAGATACTTTTGCAGGATCAATAGCAAAGCTGGGTGTAGCCTCAGCCAATGTTCAAGAAATTATAGGTTTTGGCCTTATTGATTCTTTAAAAACTTTAGGCGGTAACACAACTATTGATGATCTTGCCGATGATATGGAAAGAGCAGCAACTAACTTAGCGGATTTCCTTCGTGGCTTATCACAAATTGGCACATTTGAAATAAATAACAAAACAAAGTCTTTCTTTGAATTATTGCTTACACCATTTCAGCGTTCATTCTCCGCTGGCCCATTAGGAGCAATTACAAGAATTGGCGCAACTTCCCGTAGAGCCAGTGAAGTAGGTGCGCAAAAGAACCCAATTCAATCAGGCTCATATTTAACTAATCAGACTAAAATAACTAAACTTACTTTAGCCCAAACTAAAGCAACTCAAAATCAGTTAAAATTGGCTAAAGCTAAATCAATCTTTGACCTACAAAAAATCCAAATTGAGGCAGCCTTAAAGGGTAGGATTTCAGAAGAAGATCGTATTCGTCTAAAGCTCATGCAGGCTATTGAAGATGAGAACATTAGCCAGATTGAGAAATACACAAAACTGCTTGACGATGCTCAGAAAAACACAGAAAAGTTAGTTAGCACGCTTGCAGGCATCAAGCCTTTAGATGATATTTTTAAGAACTTTAACTTTATGTCTGTCAAACAGCAATTAGATACACTTGAAGGTTATTTTAAGTCTTTTGTTGGTTCAGCTGCTTCTGCATTCAATGCTTTGGGTGCATCACAAAGAGCAGCACTTGGCGGTTTTGTGCCATTTGCAGGTGCAACGAATGCATCTTTAGGCATTACATCTACTGCTGGAAGTAACATATCTACACCATCCACAGTTGGACTAGGTACATCTGGCACAGGCACTCAAGTGCCTACTGGAGTTACTATTAATGTCAATACTGGCATTGGAGACCCTAACGCTATTGCCGAGGCTATTGAGAATGTATTAGTCGAAGCTAACTACCGAGGCACACTTAGAGGACTTATAGCTTTATGACATGGCTTCCAGAATGGCGAATAACAGTAGGTGATGATGTTTATACAACTGTCACTTCTGTCTCTTTTGCATCTGGTCGTTTAGACATTGATAGACAATCTACTGCTGGTTACTGCCAAGTAGAGATTATAAACACTACTGGGGCAGATTTTACAATTAATGTAACCGAAGAAATAACCCTAGAACTCAAGAACTCTAGCGGTACTTATGTGACTGTATTTGGTGGGGAAGTCTCAGACTTCAACATTGGAGTAAGAAGCCCAGAAGAATCTGGCTACATCACTACTGGCAAAATCTTAGGCATTGGATCACTAGCTAAACTGACTAAGGTTGTCTATAACACTGCCCTAGCAGAAGGTTTAGATGGCGCACAGATTGCAGAGATTCTTGGAGCAGCTCTTAACCTATCGTGGGCAGAAGTAACCCCTACAGTCACTTGGGATACATACCCTGCAACTACCACATGGGCTACAGCAGAGTCTTATATTGGCACTATTGACTCAGGCTTCTACACAATGATTGCACTTGCAGCTAGTGCCTCTGCTAAGTCTCAGACCCTTGCAGACCAGATTGCTACTAGCGCATTAGGCACTGTTTATGAGGAAAAGGATGGCGATGTCTCCTATGACGATGCCGACCATCGATCTAACTACCTTGCAGCTAATGGCTTTACTAACTTAGATGGCTCTTATGCAACTCCTAGCAGTATCCAGTCTCAGACTCAGATTGCTCGCATCCGCAACAGCCTTATTTATCGGTACTCCACAGGCTATGCCTCGACCTACAGTGTCTCTGATAGCGACTCTATAGCCTCTTATGGCCTCTTTGAGCGTTCAGTCGATTCCAACATCAAGAACCTTGCAGACATTACTGACATTGCCTCTAGAGAGTTAAACCTACGCAAGAACCCTAGAGCCTCTTTGGGAGCGATTACCTTTAGACTTGATAATCCAGACATGCCTAGCGCCATGCTTGACTCACTTATTGGCGTGTTCTTTGGTCAGCCTGTCTTGATTACTAACTTGCCTACTAACTTGTTCGGTGGCTCTTTCGATGGCTTTGTCGAGAATGTGGCATTGCGAGCAACACCTAGCTTCACAGAGATTACCCTTTACATCTCAGCTACAGATTTCTCATTATCAACGACTCAATGGGAAACAGTTATACCAGCCTCATTAATATGGACTGGCGTAAATGCTATACTAACTTGGACAAATGCGACAGGAGCACTAACCTAAATGGCAACATCACCGAACTATGCATGGGCTGAGCCAGATAACTCTAGCCTTGTTAAAAATGGCGCACAGGACATTCGTGCATTAGGCGATGCCATTGACACATCTGTCTGGAATGTCGGCTATGGTCAAGCAGGCAAAAACAAGATTATCAATGGTGACATGAACATCTGGCAGCGTGGCACTTCTTTTAGTAATCCAGTAACTGCATCATATATTTGTGATAGATTTCAAATTGCGTACAATGGAACTGGCGCGACTCGCACCATCACTAGAGAAACATTTACTCCAGCTGCTGCTCCAGTTGCAGGTTATGAAGGTCAGTATTTTTTAAGATACGCAAGAACTGTTGCTGGTAGCGGTGCAACCTTTGATAGAATCTCACAACTTATTGAAGATGTGAGAACTTTTGCTGGGCAAACGATTACAGTATCTTTTTGGGCAAAAGCTAACTCTGGAACTCCAGTCTTAACTATTAGAGCTGCCCAGATTTTTGGTGGTGGCGGTAGTGCTGATGTGAATACCGATCTAGGAACAGCAACTTTATCAACAAGCTGGGCGCGATATTCAGTAACTGGAGCTATTCCTTCAATTTCTGGTAAAACCATTGGAACAAACTCTAACTTAAATATCCAATTAAGAACTCCAGTAGATACTATTCAAACTTTTGACATCTGGGGCGTTCAGGCTGAATACGGTTCTTATGCAACTCCATTTCAGACTGCATCGGGCGGAAGCCCACAGGCTGAATTGGCTGCCTGTCAGCGTTACTACTGGCGAGCAGGTGGTACGACCGCCTACGAATTAGCAGGTCAGGGAACAGGTCAATCAACTACAGTCACAGGTATCCAAATACCATTGCCAAGCACAATGCGAATTATTCCAACGGCTGTTGATTATGCAACCTTAGCCGTTCAGCCTTACGGTACTGGCACTATTACATCTGTTTCATCTGTTGCCATTGACTCTGTTTCAAGTAAAAATCTAGTAACTGTTGTTGCAACTGTTGCGTCAGGTTTAACTCAAGGACAGGTTTATAGATTATTTACAAACAATTCAACGTCAGGCTACATCGGATTAAGTGCGGAGTTATAAAATGGACAAAGTAACTTTTGTTAAAGTTGCAGGTATTGACGGCGTAGAAGTTGAGCACGCCATTATTGACCACGGCAATGAGCAATTTACCTCAATGTTTAAATCTGTTTATGATGAGTTAAAGGCTAATGAAGCCAAGGCTATCTAAAGCTGCTATCCAGTTAAGGGAACAGTTAGATGATTCCTTCCCAGATCGCGATAGGGCATCGGATGGTTGGGTCGGTGATACCCGACACGCTGCTCGCAAGTCTGATCATAATCCAGATGAGCAGGGTTGGGTTCGTGCCATTGACCTTGACGCAGACCTATTCGGTGCAGGAGTCAAGCCGTATATCATGCCAGACCTTGCAGATCAACTTCGAATCAGTTGCAAGTCTAAGGCAGAAAAGCGCATCTCGTACATTATTTTTAACGGCAGGATTGCGTCTCCCGTCCTTAATTGGAAATGGCGCAACTACACAGGGGCTAACAAACACCTTCACCACATGCATGTCAGCTTTAAGAAAGAAGCTGACTTACTGGGTGAGTTTTTTCAAATACCTATGTTAGGCGGAAAATAATGAATGAACTAAAGACAGCAGCAGGTTCTTGGGCTAGAGCCTTTTTAGTAGCAGTAATCTCAATGGCAGCTGCTGGGGTCACTGACCCTAAGGCTCTTATTGCAGCAGGTGTTGCTTCTATTCTGCCACCAGTTATGCGCTATCTCAATGTCAATGATCCCGCTATGGGAATTAAGAAGTGACGCAGCAGGATTTCTTTACTTTCTATCTAGCAACTCTCGGTGTCATTGGGGGTCTTGCTGGTTATGTAATTACACACTTGTTGTCTGAGATTAAAAGACTCAACACGCGAGTCGATGAAATCTACAACATCTTACTAGACAGGTAACATTCTGCTATGGCAAGAAAAGCAAAAGAGCTAGAGGAACAGGGTTACTCAAAACTTGATGCTTACTGCATCGGATTACATGAGTATTGGAAGTCATTGCGTAAAGCGGGTTTCGCTGAAGGTGTCGCGCTATTTATGATTACTGATACTCAGTCCTATCCTGCATGGATTCTGCCAGACCCAGTCGATCCAAACAGGTTCGGCGATTATGAAGATGAGGACGATGACTAAACGCCGATACTTGGTTATCTCGGATTTACAAATCCCTTATCACCATGAGCAAGCTGTTAAGAATCTTATCAAGTTAGTAAAGCGAGAGAAGTTCGACCTTATCCTTAATACGGGTGATGAGTTGGACATGCAATCTCAGTCGCGCTGGGCGCAGGGTACTGCTTTAGAGTGGGAAGGTACGCTAGATGCTGACAGAAGCCTTGCGCAGGA